ATACATGTCTACAACTTCTTGAGATACAGATGTACCTACTGCCCACCCATATTCAGGGTCTTCAGGTTTGCAAAGGTGTCCAACTCCTAGAGTTTTATATCCTAAACTATCTTCATAGATGTTTAGTACTTCACCTTCGTGTCTTTTTATTTGTTCTTTACATAGTTCTATATTCATTTTTTTTCTCCGAATCCATTTCCATTAATAATTTACCTGCTGCTGCTATAGGTATACCGTACTGTTTAGATATTTCAATAATACGAGCATCAAAAATTACATAGTTTTTATTTTTCTTTCCAGCCTTGCCTCTAGTAAAACCATCGTTATATTTTATTCCCGGTACTCCTTCTTTAAATAAAACATTTTCTACATAACTAATACTTGGAACCTTGTATTTTATTCTAATAATTCTATTTATTCCTGTTAAAAATGTTTCACCCGTTAAATCTTGTGCGGCTACAAATGCATCTGATATTAATTGATTTCTATTACCTATATCATTTCTAGTAAAAGAAGGATATTTTGCATATGTATCTAAAAATATTTCTAGTTCATCGTTGTCCATTCCTTTTAAACTTTTTAGTATAGCATCTTGTACTGTAGCAGGTTGTTTATCTATAGTTTTATCCCAATTAAAAAGTTCATTAGGTTTAGCTTTAATATTAACTTCATACATCTTGCCGGGAAACATTGTAGGTTTTTCTAAGTCACTATTAATATAATCTATTGTATCATCTATTTTTTTAATTTCTTTTTTAGTTTTATTTAATAAACTTTTTTTTTCTGATATTATTGGAGTTTTCATAAGTTGTAAATTTGATTTACTCAAAATTCTATTTTTTTCTTTTGATAATTCAAATATTTCTTTATTCTTACTTAATTTATTTTTGTAACCTTTAGCAATTTCTTCAGTTTCTGTAAAATATAATCCTTTACCAAAAGCATTAAAACCTTCTCCGGTTTTTAAAAACTCTGTACTAAATTCATCAAACTCTGCAGGAGAACCGTGATATGCTTTTATACCTTTAGGTTTTTTTGTAACTCCTTTTGCAATTTGTTTACCGAGTATTCCTCCTAAATTTAAACCTAGTCTAGCCATTTGGTCAGAGTAAGGTTTACCTGTACGAGGGTCTTTTCTATCAGCAGGGTCTTCTTTAGTAAATGGAACATCGTCTTTACCCTCTACTAAACCTCCTGTCGAATAATTTCTTGTGTAAGACCTATTATATGTTCTAGTATATTTTCTATCTGTTGGTTTATCTCTAATACCTAAAAGATAAGAGCCTTCTTTATCTATTTCTTTAGCTTTTTTTATAAGCTCATCAAAATCATATCCTTCAAAAGTATCACCGAAATAAGTATCTACCATTCCAGCTGTACCTATTAATGGAGCTTTCCTAGCTAATGTCTCAGTTATTCCTCTTCTTCCTAAAAGCAATCCAAGAGTATCTGTCATAACTGGACCACCCAAACTAATACTAGAAACTGCAGGATTTTTAGTATACTCAAGAGAATCTTTAAAACGATAACCATATTCAAGAGGACCTAGTAAACCAACTCTTGCAAAAGCTTTTGTTATATCTTTAGAGTTAATTCCTTCTTCAACTATTCTATCTTTATTTTCTTTATTAGACCTCCAGTAGTTTGTACCTAATGCCATACTAACAGTCATTAAAGCAAATGCTCCCATCTTAGCACCATTTACTTTAGGATTTACAACTGCAGACCTTATATAATTTTTTAATACTGTATTACTAAAAACAGCAGGGTATCTTAAAAACTGTGTAAGTATATCTACTTTAGGATTAGTCATGAATACTGGTATCCTAGCTCTATCTCTTCCTACAGGCATGATTACTTCATTTACAAACCTACCTGCTCCTTGAACCACAGACTTATAAAAATCATCAGCATACTTTATTTCTCCAGTAAGTACACCATTTTTTCTTTCAGCACCAAAAGTTGTTTTTGCTCCACTATTTAACCATCTAATACCGTCTTCTACATCTATACCTAAATCAAATAGTTCACTTTTTAATCTTTGAACTTCTTTTATTTTACTAGTTGATTTTACTTTAGCACGTTTATCAGATATAACCTGAGACATTAGTTTAGACTCATCAAATATATCTACTCCTTCTTTAGCAAGTTTATCAAGAGCTTCTAAATTTTCTCTTATTAATCCTTTACCTATATTAAAGGAAGCAAGTTGCACACTTTTTGTCCAAGGTGTTAGCATGTTAAGTCTAAAGAATCCTCGACCTATTTTTTTAAGTGCTTCGTTTTGTAATCCTTCTCCAGTTAATCTGTTTGTAGATTCTGCAAATGCCTCATCCATTGCCATAAATACTTGTTGCATTTCTTTTTGTATATCAGAATCTTTCATCTTATGCTTTGCTCTAAGAAGCACAGGTATATCTTGAACAAATATTTTATGTCCTTCTGCTACTCCTTTAAGTGCATCTTTAGCAGGACCAGTCACTGAGCCACCTGTTTTTGTAAGAGGTATCAGTGCTTCTGTCAATGATGAAACTGTTGCAAGTGGTAGATAAGCTACAGAGTTTGCAAGTTTTGTAGCGTCATAAACACCCTGCATTAAACCACTATCAAAATAATCAACTTGTCCAGTTACAGATTTATACAATTTTATTATACTTTTTCTATCTGATGAAGTAAGTCCTCTACCTTGTCCTCTAGCCTCCCTTAGTTCTTTATCCATAGGGTCTATAAATCTTTCTTTGAACTGTGCTTCGTTTGATTTACGAGTAAATTTTGGAAGTAAAAAACTTTTCTTATGTTGAATAGTATTAGCTGCGTTCATATAATAATTAATAGCAGTATTAAAATCAGTAGTTAAGAATGCTTCAAACGCATTATCGTCTAAATCTTTAAAAGCCCTTGCCTGTGTTAGTAAAACAGAATGAGAAGAAAACAATTCGTTTCTTTTATTTAACATACCATCAACTAAGTTTGATGCTTCTGCTTCATTCTTTACAATTTTTTCATCTATTAACTTTTGTTGAAACGCTGGTCTGTTATCTTCAATAACTTTTCTATTCCAACTTCTAGGAAAGTAATTAGCTAGTTTTCTTTCTTCTTGTATAAGACCTGCGTCAACAGCATCATCAAATACTTTATTAAAGAAAGCTTCTAAATCTTTAGCAACTTGTTGTACTTCAGCTCCGTACTTCTCAGGTTTAGCACCTCTCATAATTCTTATTACAGCTAACTCATCACTTTCTTTAAAAGCTCCTGTTTTTCTTAAAGGAGCAGTAGCTTCATCAAACACTCTATGATATTGTGACCTAAGATTATCTAACATTTCTCCATGACCAAGCTCTACTTTTTTTGTAGTTACTGAAGTAAATGTCCTATCAAAATCTTCTCTAAATAAATTACCTAATAATCTAGTAGTTGGAGAAAACTTTGCTTTAGTATCTAATAAAGATGTTGCCGAGCCTATTGGAATAACACTACCTTTAGCTTTATCTATAATTTCTAAAGTTTTGTAAAGTTTATCACTTAAGCTTCCTTCTTTAGTTTTTAAATACTCATCATCAGAATAAAGCCTACTCATTTTACTATAATATAAATTAGCTTTTTGTATTCCGCCACCTACAAGACCACCTGTTAATACTCCTAAAGTAGTAGAACCTACTAGTTCTGGTAGTGAATATAATTTTCTTATGTCTGTATTAAGTTCTGTAGTTTGTCTAAAATGATTATCAAGACCTAGCCAAGCTCCAGCTTCTAATGCTCCTACTGTTGCAGCTTTTTTTACAGATTTTGCACCTTCTGCTTTTAAACTTCCTGCTACTGTACGTGCAGGTCCTACAAAAGCAGGTGTAGGTCCTACAAAATTCTTAGCTACTTTTAAACCTGTTGTACCTATAGCTGTTCTACTAGCTAAAGAAGTTCCTCCTGTAAAAGGAGCAGCTAGTGCAGCTACAATAAAAGTAGGGTCTGTTGCTATATCAATACCTACATCTTTTACTAAACCTGCAAATTGTTTTAAGCTTCCTAAATCAGCATTATCAAACTCACGTCTTAAATAAGCATAGTCTTGTTTTTGTTGCTCATTAAATTTACCACTTTGCATGGCTCTGCTCATTCCAGATGCTAGATTAAAATCTGAATCTCTTAAGTATTCAAATACATCATCAGACTTTTCACCTACAGACTGTAAAAATCTTTCAGAGACTTCTAAAAAGTTTTCATCTTTTTCTAAATCATCTAAAGTTCTTTTAGCTCCATACGTATATCCTAACGAAGCTGGTTTGTTAAAATAATCGTATGCCATTTAAGATAGTATATTAGTTTTTAAATTTTCAAAAAATGTATTTATAGTTTCATCGTCTTTTAAAGTGTTCCAGTCATTATCTTTATTCATAAACATTCCAGATATTATACCGTCAGCTTTAAATTTACTTATTTTTCTTTCGTTTACCATTCTTCTTTCCATAGCTTCTCTAGCATTCGCACGTAAAGTTTTTATACCGCCTTTAAATCCTAATCCTTGAACTCTAAAAGGAGTTAAGCTTACATCTGTATCCAAACCTAAATAGTTGTAAAGTTCTTCTTCTTTTATACTTACTAAATATCCTAAATCATCCATAGATAAAGTTGATAAATCTAACTTATCCATGTTATTTTCCCAATTAGTAAGGTAAGTTAATTGTCTACCTTTGTGTCTTTTTATAACACCTCTTTCCTTGTAGACATCTGTAATGTTAGGTATTGATTCTTTTAAAGTAATATTCTCTTCATCAATAACTTCTTGTGAAATAGGAAGTAAGTTATCTAGCTTGTCAGTTATTGTCATTACTTCATCAGGCTCTAATTCTCTATTGTTTAACATTCCTATAAAATCTTTACGAAAATTAAATATTTCTTTTTCTTTCATTTTTTCATTAGGATAAGATTTGTCAAAGTCTTTTACCATGTTAGGAAGTATCTCTAAAATATATTCTTCAGTAATATTTTTTCTGTAAGGAAGCATATGAGCTTCTGTCATTCTAACATTTGTAGGGTCTCTATTATCATCTCTATCAAGAACAAAAGATATTGCTGCACCCGTAAGTTCTATGTCGGTATAGTTTTCAGCCCATTTTGGATTATTATACTTATATAAATGTTCTGTATGAGCTACTCTATTTGCTAAATCACCCATATATGCTTTATCTTTTAGCATTAATATATCACGAGTTGGGTCATCTTTAATACGTTGCGTAAGATTGTCTACTCTAGTTGTTAGCACAGCAGGATTAGTTTCATAAGATTTATATTCAGCATTTACATCTTTATAAGTTTCTAAAATATTACCAGCCATTGCTCTATCACCAGCATTATTATAAGCATCTGCTACTTGATATAGTAAAGAAGGATTATTTTTAAACTGTTCTATTTTTTCATCTTTAGATTGTCCTTCATATGTTTCTATAAGTAATCTACCAGTTGCTTCTTTATTAGCTTTTCTTGTTAAATAAGCACTAGCATCTAAAGTGTTACCTCTAATTAAGTTTAAACCTTTATTTAATATTTCTTCTTGAGAAAGAGTAGGGTCTTCTGCAATTACAGTATCAATAACACTATCTATAAATCTTCTATCTGTATCTTTATATTTTTCATATCTTTTTGCAGTATCTGAAAGTAAATTACCTACTTCTAAATAAACTTTAGACATGTCAACATCTTTATCTTTAAAAACTAAAGGAGTAATTAAACTTCTTTTTACAACTTCTCTATCTTTTAAAGCTCTAAAAGTTGTTCTATTTTCTTTAGCTTTAATTAAAGCATCTTGTAACTCTATTAGTTCTGCATTAGTTGTAACTAAATCTCCTCTAACATCTATACCGGCTTCTTGTAATTCTTTAAGTCTTTCAGGGTCTTCTTGTTTTTTAAATATTCTATTCCATGCAGCTCTTATTAAACCTTTTTTAGTTGGGTCATCTTCTACTAAAGCTAATGCAGCTCTATATTCGTCTGTAGCTTTTTGATTATATGCTATAGAAGTTTTTGTAGTTGCACGAGGGTCTAGTTTTAATTTTTCCATCTTATCTATAAGCTTTTGTTTTTCGCTGTTGTGAGCTGCGTACATAGATTTTCTAAGCTCTTCATCAGGCTCGTTATCTATATCATTCCATGTTACTCTAGCTGCTGCAGCTTCATCAGTATTATTTATAATCTTAGCAACTTCTTCATTTAAAAATGTTTCT